TGCGATATATTGTAAGCAAAGACCCCCAAAAAGATGCTCCTCTTCATAATTCCGTTATTAAGGATTTGACTGGTGGTGGCAATACTTCGGCTCGTATGCTTCATTCTTCTAAAACCAATGTGAAGTTATGTGGAACACACGCTATGGAAACTAATGAGAAACCACCTTTCAGTGAAGCACCAAAAGATGCTGATGCAGAACGAATTGTTGATATATTGTTTGGTAGTAAGTTTTGTTCTACGGAAGAAGAGTGTGACGAAAAAACTGGTGTAATCAACCATATATATCCATTGGACGCTGGGTTAAAGGAGAAGTTAAAGAATTCAACTATACACAAAAATACGATGTTGAATTTACTATTGGAACATCTCTTATTGGTAAAGGCACAAGGTTATAATATTGATTATTTTAGACCTGAAAGTGTGAAGCAACGCTCTCTCGCTTATTTACAAAATTCATATGATATTCATAACATATTCAAATCACTTTTTGAAAATCGTCGTGAGGAAAAATCTACCGAATATGTGAATTGGAAGGGTGAGGTTGAAGATAAAGATTGGACTTTACCTAAAATAGCAGGTCATATTCGTAAATCACCCGATTTTTATGAACTACCAAAGAAACTTCAAAAGGAGTATAAGGTCGATGTCATTGTTGAGTTCTTTCGTAAGAACACCTTCTACAAATCTATTGTATATACGGATACAGCCAGACACGCTCTTTGTATGAAGGATTGGAGGTTGAAGGTAGTAGAAAAGGAAGAAGATGATTGAACGAAAAATACGAAAAATATACATACTTCCAGTAAGTTTTTTACATGAGGCGAAAACCATCTACCATCTTCCGGCACTTGGCACTTGGCATTTGACCTCCCGAGAAAACTTATAGGAAGATGTCAATATTTTTCGTAAATTTCGTTGGGGCTTTTGGAGAACATTCATTCATAGACCTACCTCCCTTACCACGATTGCACCCCTTTCCACAAACCTCGCAATACACATTAGGTGACGTTGTTACTAAACTCTGTTTACCCTTTTCAAATAATACAATGATAGAACTACCGAACCACCAATCGATATTTAGCATATGCATCCTCGTAACACCATACCCACTGTTTATTATTTTTGTTAGACGAGCTGGTGTGAAATTCAATGACCCGAAGATATAACAGAATTTATCCGTGATACTCATTGTATGTACCAACCATTTATCCCATATAGAATATGGAGGGTTCCCTATAACACAGTCTACCTTGTTATGATATTCAAAAAAGTCCTTGGATTCAGTGATTTCGCAATAATCCTTTCTCACATAATCTGGGAAAGCATTATAGAACACCTTGTTAGAACCTGCTGATGGGTCTAAGACCAAATCTCCATCCTTTAATTCACACATATCAATCATTAGGAGAGCAACGCTTACAGGTGTGTGAATAACATCATTTGGTTTGTCACGGTTCTTAATATTCCTAATAGAAAGCACTTTCGTTTTCATATACATATACACAGATATTTTGTGTATATATGTATATGTATGAAATAACAGAGTACACAAAAAAGAGGGCAAAGGAATTAGGTGTGGAGGTTCGCCCAAGTGCAAATACTAAGAAAAAGCTGGATGTGTTTAAGAATGGAGTTCGCATAGCCAGCATAGGCGCACAGGGCTATATGGATTTTCCTAGCTATGTTGAGAAAGAAGGAGAGGCTTACGCTCAGGAGAGGAGAAGATTATATAAATTGCGTCATATCAAAAATAGAACTGTAAAAGGCTCTAACGGATGGTGGAGTGATAATTTATTGTGGTAATCAATACACAAACCTTCCAACCAGTTCCTGATTTACTTTGCATATTCCACCAAACCACTTCGTATAGCAATACACATAATCACAATCATACTGTTCCTGAGACCATCTCTTCCATTCACGTTTCATTCTATCTGTATTTCTTACAAACTGATATTTGTTAGGATATTGACGTTTCAACTCGTATAAAGTATCGTATATTTTACAAGCATAGACGTAATCACACCTATCAGGATACACTTTGGTGAAACCATATTGTTCATATTTTTTATTCGTTTCATCATATGTTTCTTGAACCATATTATAGAGTTGTTCGTGTGTAGGAATAGGGTTTGTGATTACAGTTTCCTCGCCATCGCTGTCCTCCAAATCTTTCTCAGCTTCTTCCTCAACTTTCTCAATATGTTTCTCGATATTTTTCAAATGCTTTTTGGTCATACAATGCCTGTCGTAATTAGCTTTCAATATAGAGCTATAATTGCATACATCGCATTTGTGGTAAACTGGTAAAATTGTAGTAGTATCCATATTGTTTCTATACATTATAATATTCATCGTTTTTAAATTAGTTAAACGAATACGATGAATACCGAACAGCAACAATTTTTTATTAACATATTATAATATGAGAGCATCAAAAGTAAAGAAGGGTCCAGTAGAGAACTCTGTTACTCCAACACCAGTTTCCGAATCAATGAATTTCTATGCAGGTATACCAAAACACTTTCTCGATTCCAAACTTGAAAATCCAAATATAGAACTACATAACTTCGCCATACCCTTTCGAGGTGTAGTGGTTGCACCTTCGGGGAGCGGTAAAACCAATTTTGTAGCCAACCTTATCAAAATATTCAGTAAAGGTCAAGGAACTTTCGTAACCATTACAATATTATGTAAGGACGCCGAAGAGCCTATATACAAATATCTAAAATCTCTTAGTGACTCCATAATGATTAAAGAAGGTGGATTGGAAAATTTACCCGATTTAAATAAGGCTGACAAAGAGGTTCCTACACTACTCATTATCGATGATATGCAATTAGAGAAAAAACAAAACGGTGTGGAGGAATATTATATCCGTTGTCGTAAGAAAGGTGTGAGCATTTTGTATTTAGCACAGAATTACTACGTTGTTCCTATTGTTATTCGAAGGAATTGCAATTATTTGATTATATTGAAATTGTCAGGTGAGAAAGAAATTAAAACGATGCTTCGTGAGGTTGGTTTAGGTCTTACCAAGGAGCAACTAATCAATATGTACCAGTATGCTACGAATGAGAAATTTAACGTCCTAATTATTGACTATGAATCCACGGATATAAATCGTCGGTATAGGCGAAATTTTACAGAGTATTTACAACCACTGGATTATGTTTAGATAATACCATTCCCGTGTTCTTTTTTAGCCTCCTCAATCTCCTTAATGTCTTGCTTAACAACCTCCACAACGCCAAAGTTATATTCTCTCTTAGGACCCTCTTTGGGTTGAAAGAATTGAGACAATACCCATTCATTCTGTTTGTGGTCATTGGATATAGATAGGTCATTAAAGAAGCCAAGAAAACAACCAACGTCGTCGTATATATTGTGGGTTCTTTGAGGGAACTTGTTAAGATAAAAGGACAGTGCTAAACAATACCAACCACACATTCCCGAGACGATAGACTGAACGTCTTTCGTTGTATATGGACATTTCATATCGCAATAATGTCTAACAGTTGTCTCTACAACAGTAGGATAAATCTTACCATACGAGTCAAAGTATAGGGGAGCAAAGTTTCCGTGAGGGCTTTTATTCATTTGCAAGAAGACATAATGTGTTCCCTCATTAGGTTCTCCATTCTCATCTGTTTCATCTTCAAGGTTGATAATGTAAGTCTTGTTATATTCCAATTTCATCTTAGGTAGTTCGGTCTTGAATACAACACCAGCCAAAGGAATACCCATCTTTTTTGCCATACTCTTAACTTGATAGTCGGTCAACATTATTATTATACAACAAGATTTTTTTTTATGATTATATACTAATAGAATGGCAACTGGAAGACCTCTAAGAACTGAGTATGACCGAACACAGAACTACAAGGACTATATGAAGAATTTAGATTTGCAAATCAAAAATAACAAGACCAATTACGATGCAAATATATTGTATAAACAGACAGGAGTTCCTACTCAACCCCTAGATACTCGAACGTATGCTGAAAAGCATGCAGATATTGCACAGTTGAAGGTTGTATTGCGGAGTGAACTAAGAACACTCTTAGATGATAATGTAATAACACAAGTGTTTCGTGAATTGAGTGATGAACAGATACAATTTTTGGCTGGTATGGCACCTGCTTTAATTGCTGAGTTAAAACCTAAATATTCAGTTGGAATGACATCCCACCACTTTATAGATGTGTTGGATAAGAAGGTTCGTCAAGAATCAGACTATTCATTGCAAAGTGAGATGTTAGGAACAATAGCCGACCGGCTGGATACTATTAGTGATAATATGGTTACGACTGAGTTAATGAAAGACTTGATAGATTCAGTTGAACATTCTAAGTACATAAGGAGTAGTGAGAACAGACAAATTGTAAAATTCTTGAATTCTATAAATAGAGAGATAGGCCAGACACAAGACTTGATGGAACAAATATCAAACATTCGTAGTAATGAGGCCGAAATAGCAGAGAACTATGCAAAGACAGCTGGTCAGGAGGCAATCCATACCCAAGATATTCTAGCAACTATGAATGATAAAATATTGAATTTCCAAGCATTGGAAGAATTGTTACGAGGGGTTAGTATTGAAAATGCTGAAATGACCCAAGAAGCTCTTGTAGAACAATTCCAACACATACCTACAAAGGCCCAAGTAGAAAGAATGATAGATGTAATACAACGAGCTGATAGATTGGGAGATACAGAAAGGTTAGATGATGTTTTAAAGGATATAAGGGATAGTTTCTCAACAATGGGTAGTAAATTGGAAAATTATAACGATGAACTTATACAGGCATTAAACCAGACATCGACAGAACAAGCATTAGCAATGTCACAAAACGCCAAACTGTTGTTACAAATGAGGAGTGGGCTACAAACCGATGTTGGGGGGTTAAGAGAAAATGTGGGAGGTTTAAGAGAGGATGTGGGGGCTATGAATATGGCACTGTCTGAAAGTATAGGAGATAATACAAATGAATTGAGAGGTGTAAAAACATCTCTCGATAGGGTTGCGGATAATATCGTGGTTGTTACTGGTGTTGTGAATGGTTTAACCGAATTATATAATAACATTAGCCGACAATTGGGTTTACTGGGTGGGTTGCAAGGGGGGCAAGAACAAATTAGAGATATACTTCAATCAATTGAACGAACACTTAATATAATACAGGGACAGGGTGAGGTTAGTGGAACAAGACTTGCGAATTTGGAGATGCGTATCAATGATATAAATGCATCAATATTAACAACCGGTCTTCGACCTGAAACAATTGATGAGATTCAAGTAACACTCACAGCAATCGATGAGAACGTGAGAGGATTGGATTTACCAGAAAGTGAATATCAACGACAGCGTGCCATAGATAAGGAGAGACCCCAGATTGACTTTGTTCCTAATGATGAATTTCAAAAGAAGACCATCTCGTTCATTAAACCATACCTAAGACAGCTTTGGAATACTGGAAACCCTGACCTGCGGGCTGCTATGAGGGTTCATTTTGGAATGGATTTTGGAAAAGATGCTGCGGGGAATACTAGGAAAGTTCTTGAAATAGATGGTGTGACATATACAGATAGTAAAAGTATTACCAAGAGCAATATTGAAGACATTAAAAGGAATTACAGGTTCATTGCAGAGGAGGCAAAGTCTGTCTTGTCAATGAAACGAGGAGAGGAAAAAGCAGAGGTTCCCATATTTGCACAACCAACCGAGTTTGCTTATAAAACGCCAGGCAAGGAAGAGAGACCCCTAACAGAAGCAGACTTTTTTGAAGAAACTGCTACACCTCAAAGGAGTGCTTCTGCTACACCAAAGAGGAGTGCATCAGCCCCACCTAGAAGCGAAGGTAAGGGTATTCTAACAGCTCATAGAGGGGTTGGGGTTCGAATGACTGGAAGAGGTGTAGCACCGAGAGAGAAATACATACCATTAGGGAAATATCTTGTGAATATTCACAAATTAGAACATAACAATATCGTTTCATTCAAATCACCAAACCATAAAAGCACCAACATTCAATCTAAGAGAGTATCTCAACCAGTAGCGGATATTTTGTTACATATAGTGAATGGAACACTTGACGACATCGTGACGGATAATCTTAACGAAGATGATATTTCCTATCTATTCCAATTAATCAAGAAATGTGAATTAGACAATTTCTTAGATGGAAAGGCTGAGAACAAAGTCAAGACCAAAACCGAACAGGAGATACACAAGTTTTATGTATTGCAAGGAGAAATCGTAGCAGGCAATGACAACCCTCAACTGATTAAGGAGTTTAAGGGAATTCTCCTCACAATGATGAATGAAGGCAAACTATCTAAGAAAGAGGCAGGTGATGTGTTAATTCAAATGTCTCTATTAGGTATTTGATTTTCTTCTTGTATAATATAATGAAGACCATCGTGTTAAACTCATCTAACTTGGTTAATAACGGATTAAACAATCAGTTTGTATATGTGTTTCCAAACTCAGTGAATATTAAGAATAGTTATATCTCCGTAGCATCAGTGGCTATGTATTACTCTTGGTTTAATATTTCAGCAGCATTAGGAAACAACTCATTCTCTTATACTTGGTATTCTACTGGAACAGCAATTACATTCGCATCAGGAGGTGATACAGCAAGTATTTCAGGAACGACTATGACTACCACTGGCTCACCTCCTCTTGTTGTTGGTTCTCTTTTATCAGGCTCAGGTGTTACGGCTGGAACTTATGTCACTGCTATTATCAACGCAAATAGTTTCACTGTTAGTCAATCTCAAACATCATCTCCTACAAGCTATTCCCAACCTTCTACAACAACACATACCATCACAATTCCTGATGGACTATACCAAGTCAGCGACTTAAATAACCTTTTACAATTCAATTTGATTGCTAATAATGATTATCTAATTAATGCCTCAGGACAGAATGTATATTATGTAGAATTTTCTGTTAATCCATCTCGTTATGCTATTCAAATAAATACATTTCAAATTCCATCAACATTACCATCAGGTTTTACAGCACCAGCAGGTTTTACATTCCCAACATTTCCCCAAAATTCTATTGTAACTATTCCTCCCGTAGGAGGTGGTGTGACTGGTCTTGGTTTCTTACTTGGGTTTAAGTCAGGATTAATAACATCTCAATTCGCATCCAGTGTTGTCACTGGTACATATGTATCTACAAATGCAGCTGGAACCATTTCTTATATAAGCACTTCACCACCTAATATCCAACCCAATAGTTCCTTGTTATTTTCATCTACGGGTGTTGATAATCCATATTCAATTCCTAACTCCATTATTTATAGTTTAGCTCCCAATGTAGGAGTGGGTTCAATTATTAGTGACAAACCCCCGAATTATCTTTGGAATAAAATGTATGATGGTTATTACAACCAATTAACAATTACTATATTAGGAACAAATTTACAACCTATTCAATTGAACGACCCTTCAACAACCATTATGCTTTCTATCGCAACCGCAGAGGAACGAGGAATTCAATAAGCGAAGTTTTTTTATAAACATAATGTATAATGGTAAGATTGTATCTTGGAGGACGAGTTCATAATAGTCATCAATGTATGTCAGGAAGAGGTTCATCGCTATTGCTTGATAAAGGAGGGCCAGGTGCCGCCTCCACCTATGGTTCATTAGAAGAATATAAGGAAGAAGTATCCACACCTTCAAGTTATTCCAAACATTTACCCCGAGTTTTAACTGCTCCAATGAGGGGGTCAGGTGCAAGAGGTGGAACTTTATCTGGAATTGTAAATAGAATTCGCCAGGGTGCTCCCGAAGAACGAACCCAATCCCAAGATAAGAAACTACGGAATTTAGTGAAACAAATAGAACACCTACAACTGTCCGTTCCTAAAAATACGCATAAACCGAAACCGATTTCATTCTAAGAAACGGAAGCCTAGGGGAAGATGAGCGTTCCCCATCTTTTTTTCTTTTCAAATAGTATAGAATGGATAAGGTCGTATTTGATTTGTCGCAGGAGTTAGATTCTAGCCCGAATATTTTCATCAAGAAGGAATGGATTAATATCCTAGACCAACAGAACGGAAACTATCAAGGCAATCAAGTTATTATCGAAACATCAGCTCTCTCTAACAGTAATAAATTTATGAACTACCGTGAGGCATATATTGCAATGCCATTAACCCTATGTTTAACGAATACCCCTGCTGCGGCAACTGACCTACCCGCAAATACCGCTGCTACTTCCTGCGATTATGTTCTTGGATTGAAAAATTTCTACGGCTCTATGATACACTCATTTACAGTGGACCTACAAGGTACAACAATTGTACAACAATGTCCCTTCACTTCAATGTATAACTGCTTTAAACTGCTCACTACGCTCTCGTGGAATGAGGTTTTCTCTTTTGGTTCTCAAATTGGATTTTATCCTGATGACCCTTTAAGTTGGACTTACAACTCTACGGCTGCCGATACTACTAACAGAGATGGATTGGGAACAGCATTGAACACCAACCCCATAACCACTGGTGGATTTGCAAATGTAACAACTGCATTTAACACCTATTCATCTGGTGCTGGTAATATGGGTTTTCTCCAACGCCAGCAGTTCATCAACTTCGACCCTGAGGGAGTTCCGGGGTCATCAACCTATGGTGCTCTACTACCAACCACAAGCACAAAAGCAATGTGGAAAAATTACATCAGTGCAAAGGTGACTTCCACCGCATCAGTTTCAGGGGTTCTACAAGTTTCAGTTATGGCTACTATCTACCTAAGACATATCCATTCGTTTTTTGATAAAATTCCTTTGGCTAAGGGTATTTTCTTGAAGATTACGATGAATATGAATAACACTACTTGTAATATTAGAAAAATAACCGCTTCATCAGCCCCCACTACATATACCGTCACATCAGTCACTACGGCTGTGGGAGGTGTTAATCCATTGATGATTGCTTCTTCACGAGCAGGAAGTGGAGGCGTTTCACTAAATACTGCTGCTGCGGCAACTGCTAATTACACTGCTTCGGTATGTGTAGGGGGTTTCCCAATTGAACCCACCCAAAGGTCAATTGCTGGTCTCGTTCAAAACCCCCTTGCGGCAAACGCATACTTGTATATCCCAGCATATACTTTCAATCCCATTTACGAAAGCGTTATGCTCTCATCTCCTATCAAGGAAATCAAGTATAAGGATTTGTATTTGTATCAGATTCTTAATGTTGTTTCAGGAGGAACGATTAACTCCCTTCTAACGAACGGCGTAAGTGGTTTGAGTGAAATCGTTATTATTCCATTCCATTCTACCTCTGCTGGAACAACCGCAGGTCACCCCTTGGCTGATGTGTGTCCTGTATATCAATCACCTTTTGATACTGCTGGATGCGGAACTACATCCCCTTTGTGTCATATCAACCAGTTCCAAGTTGTGGTTTCTGGACAGAATGCCATTTACAATACCCAGCAACACGCCTCAATCGAGCAATACAATCACCATCTCAAAGGTGTCAACGCAATCAACGGCAACCTTACGGAAGGAATTGGAAGTGGTCTTATTAACTCTATTGGATTTGATAATGTTTATTGCTACTATACTGTTAATTTGTCACGAATGCTTCCAGTGGAGGAGCAAGTTCCCAAGTCTGTTATTGTTCAGGGATTGAACGCATCAGGAAAGTCTTGCGATTATTTCTGTTTCATTGCATACAATACGTCAATTCGTATTTCTATCCTTGAAGGAGTCCGCGTTTAAGTTTTTGTCTTTCTTTAATGTATAATGGAAGTCATACACATTGCGGCATCACACCCCCAACTAACAAAGTTGCGTAAAGGACATAAAATTCGTGTTAAACCTGCTATGGAAGGTCAAGGAATACCATTGTTAGTCTCACCATCAACACACGGCAAATATAAGAAATCGCTTACGACCAAAAAGGGGTTTGATATTAACTTATCACCGAATGAAATTTTTGAAAACAAAGAGAATAAGGAACACCCTAAAATACAAGGTAAAGGGATTTTTGGAAAACGCTTTGATAGAGTAGTAAGGAGAACAATTGGTAAGACCGCCCAAGATGTCCTATATAAAGGTGCTGACTTGGCTAAACCTGCTATTAAAAATGTCATATCACAAGTGGGAGCGCATATCCCTCAGGCAGGTCAACAAGTCGGTTTCGCTGTGGCTAATATGACGGGCAACCAAGCATTAGCACCTGTATTTGGAGAACTTGGAAGACAGGCAGGTTCTGCGTTGCAAAGAGAAGGAACGCAAAGATTAGAGAATTATTTAGATAATCCCAGCGGGCGAGGTCTTCACTTTACAAAATATCACCACCCCCATTTACAACATCATCACGAAATAGGTGTTATTGGAATCGGTGGGAGGTTGCTTCATAGAAAACACTCTGCAAGAATGTCTAACCCCTATTTAGAGCATAAATTACAAAATAAGGAATTACCCGTTCAATTCCAGCGTATCCATAATATGGCTGGTAATGGATTAGGACTTGGTCTGTACCTATAAAGCCTAATACCGCCTTTTGAGGCGGTATGTGCGGAATATCTTTATCTTGCTTGTTTCGTTATATGCGATTTTTTATAATCGTATATAATAATAGTAATGGCTTCTTATCAACCACCAGTAGATACAACTGCGATATTCAATTCTCAAAGTTTTTCAGCATCAAATTATAGTGGAGAGAGTGACCCAAATAAACTGGATTTTCCAAACGCACAAGGTGTTCCAACTATGCCTGCTGTCAATGTAAGTAATGGAATTAATTCATCTCTTATTACACCTACTGGAATAACAAACTCAGGAGCATATAATTTCAATACAACAAGTCCAAATCCTATTAGAGCAAATAACGCATCAGGTAATACCATAATTGCGTCAAAATCAAGTTATGTGGTTGGAACTGATAATACGATTTTAGGGTTTGAGGCGGTAAATAGTGTTGGTGATAGTAGAATGGTAAATAACACTTGTATTGGTAGAAGTGCTGGTCTTGCTTTATTAGCAGGAGCCGATAATCAAGCATCATCTAATACTTTTGTAGGTAGAAATGCTGGTGGTGGTATTATTACTGGTTCTCTAAACACTTGTTTCGGCGTTAATGCTGGGGCTGGAACTACATCGGGAAATTCTAACACTTTCATAGGGGCGAATGCTACATCATCAAGTAATGTTGGTGCTTCAACAGTAATCGGTTCAGGTGCTATTGCTACTGCGAGTAATCAAGTGGTCTTAGGCACGATAAATGAAACAGTTGTTGTTCCATCAGGACTTATACAAACAGGGGCAACTACTTTAACTGTAAGTCAAACTCCTCAACTTAACACTGCGAATACCTTCTCTCAACAACAAACTTACAATGGTATAAATGTCCATAACCAAAATCTTTCAATGGCGGCTGGTTTTGGTTATAATTTAGTTAGTAGGAACTTCTTAGGTAATTACACTGCTGTTACAGGTGCTACTACAATAGCATATTCAACATCACAAATATACTACATTAATCCTACGGCATCATATGTTATAACTTTCCCTTCAACAGTAGCAAATGCTAATGTTGGGACAACTTTTACACTTAGAATAACAAATTCAGGTGTGGGTGCTACTATTACAATAGCATCGCCTTTTGTTAATATTTTTGTAGGAACATCGGCAGTTCCTGTCTCCACTCATACTATATATACAAGTGGAACTTCCACTACATTCGCTTCATCGGGAACAACCGCTGGTATTTCAGGGACAACTTTAACTCTTAGTGGTGGAACAATACCCACTCTTACAGTTGGTATGAAAATAACAGGTGGGGCTACACTGACGGATACATATATAACTGCTGTTCTTACCGCAACTACCTATACAGTTAATAGAAGCCAAACAGCAACCCCTACAACTTTTACAACACCAAGTCCTTTAACCAGTCATACCTTTATGCTTTTAACAACTGGAATTGTAGCAACAGGTGGTTCGGCTGGTTTTGGTTGGTTTCAACAAGGAACGGTTTAAATCAAACACCCCCTTAGGGGGGTTTATTGACAATCAAAAACAAATCTCTTCCTATATTGTAATAACATATGTCAGCATATAATCCTCCAACGGAAACATTACCGAGATTTAACACTACTGCAGTCATTCAAAATGCGAATGTTTCTTATCCAGTAGCACAAGGAGCATTAACCATACCAAAACAAATAAGGATTATAGATGGAAGTAATACCATTATTATAACTCCAACGAGCATTATTATAAACGGCATTGTATATAGTCTTACTAATATAGCATATTTAAATCTGTCTCAAACCTTTACAGGTGTCAATAGTTTCAGCAATTCGATTTTAACTAATAATATAGATGCTCTAACTACAACCGCTAATGCTTCCTTGTTTTTCAATCTCACAGGTAGGTTGTTTATAGGAAATCCAGCAGGTAGTATTGTTGTAGATGGATTAAACACCACTTTTACAAACGCCTTATTATGCGATACAATAACAAGTAAATTAGTTGGTAATGCGGTTTCATTATTCGCCACTACAACTGGTGGAATTACATTCGGTAGTTCATCAGGAACGAATACGATACGAGGAAATACTACAATACAAAACACTACCACTATAACGACTTTACTAACAAATTCTATCAATCCCGTAAATCCAACTAACAATATTCAAATAGGAAATACACAAACAACAGGAACAATGAATATCGCTCCAAATACAAGTGGTAATATAACCATAGGTGGATTAAATTCAGTGAATACCTATCTGTTTGGAACGAATGTTGTAATTGGATTTCCATCACAAACCATTACATTGCAAGGTAATACACAAAGTTCAGGTATATTTACAGCAGAAACAATAAGGTCAATCGTTTTAAGTAATCCTATAAAATTATACGATACATCAACTGGAAATATCACGATAGGTAATGCTGGTATTTCAACAAATACGATAAATGGGAATACAACTATTACAAATACATTACTTGCGAACACTCTAACAGGTAAGGTTGTTAGTGATAATATTTCATTATATAATACATCTACTGGAACAATTGTAATAGGTAATGCTGGTGTTTCAACAAATACGATAAATGGTGATACAAATAATATAACAGGAGTAACCAACAACATAATAGGAACAAATCACATAACAGGGGTTTCTACATTTGAAAACGATGTAACCTTTAAAGGAAGTATTAATTGTGATGTTATAAAACCATACACGGCAGGAGTTAGTGGAAATCTTGTATTGTGGGATAATGCATTGGGAAATATCACGATAGGCAATGCGTCATCAAATATTCTTATAAACGGGGTAAGCAACTTTCTTGGTGGTATAAAAGCAAAAACGATAAGAACAGCGTCAGCAACAGATATTGTCACATTATTTGATACATCAACATCAACTATCACACTGGGTAATACCGCATCAACAAATACGATAAATGGTAATACAACAATGACAAACATTCTATCTTTGACATCAA